ATTCCGTAGTAAGTCCTACTACCTCTAGTATGCTCGTCATTAACTGTTATAGAGGCAATAAAGCCACTGTCCTTTAGTGCTAATATCTTATTTCTCAATGTCCCTTCAGATATGTCTAATATAGGTAAATCTTCAAGTAATTTAGAGTGCTGAATCCATACATATGGATTATTATCCTCATCTAACTTGTGCTTCATTCCTACAGACCCACATGCGTTCATGATATACTGTAACAGCATTAAGTCTGTTATTTTTAACCCCATTTCTACAGCTTTTGCTTGATTAAACCCCAATACTGAATATTTCATGCTATCCTCCTATAGAATCAAAAAGGATAGAAAAAACTCAAACTTCTTTGTGATGACGGCACATCGAACTTTGAGTTAAATTCTATCCTTGTTGGCTAGTATTATTCAGTTCCCAGTTAAGACCCCGTCATAATCCTAACCAACTATCTATCACTAGTGCTGCGCCTCTAGACCACATTCAGTGCTGCTGAGACGCTAGACCACATAGCGAACAACGTAACTATTGGTTCAGTCAGTAGATTGATAATCATCTCATTAGGTGTTCACTAGCCAGTTGGGATACTGACCTAACTTGATAACTATCGCTCTACTAATATCCCCAACTCATATGATACCTATAGTATATACTGTATCTCTGATATTGTCAACACTAAAAAATTATTTATTTTTTATTTTTGACTGCGTCCCAAGTCTCTGCTATAGCCTTGTCACATTCTCCATTAACAGTATCCCACAAAAGAAGTCTCTCTTCCTCTATGTCGATATCTGGTAAGTCAGGAATTACACGCTCTTCACTGTACTCCAAGGTATAGTATGAATCGTCTATCTTTACTGATGCCCTACTTGTGGCGGATATTTTAGTGATGATTGCTTTTGACTCATATACTTCATTTGTCTCTGCCATTACTTCTTCCTCCTATGCGACATAAGCGCCATTTTATACTCTCTCCAATGCGTGGCGAAAAAACTAGGTACACCACGGTCATGGTCGTTTACTCCATTGCACCCAGCTTCTTTCATTAATCTGTGTGCAATATCACGCCTATAAGACCTTAAAATATTGCTCATGCTATTCTCCCTTCTTTTTCTTTCTATTCACTCTTAATACTTGTGTCTCTTTTACTTCTCTACATACGTCAAATGTGGCCACCACATTTTCCATAATGTCACCCTTATAAATGGCTTTTTCAAGTGCGTCAAAGTCAATATACTCCCTAGTTTTGACCACTTTAGACAATACGTCCTGGTCAATATCAGAGTTTTTAAGTAAAACAAGAAGTTTATCTTCAATAAGTGTCTCTGTGGTTCTTGTTGACATGCTCACTGAAAATCCATCACCCTCAAACTTTGATATGTCTTCAGCTAAAAATCTTTGTTTGATTTCATCACCCTCATCTTTGACAACTTTTTTTAATTCATTAAAAATCTCATTATGTTGGGCGTAGGAATCCACAAGGTCTTTTAATTCTACCATTATGCTACTCTCCTATTTACTGTTTTTTATTATTCACATATTTTTGTGTAATGTCACCCATGATACCATTTCTGCCTTTAGGTATACGAGTTTTAAACTCTATAAACTTACCTACATCAGAACGATTCCAGTATCGGATATGTTTGTTACCATATCTGACATATTCAGGCAACAATTGTGCCAGTTCATGGTCTGGATGCTCTTTTTTCCACCTATACCAACTACTGATTGTCTGCACTGAAGAATCTATCAACATTGCAAGTTCAGGTGCTTTAATAAGCTGTTTTTCGTCCATTATGACATCCTCCTCTCATAATTATTAATCTAACAAGAAGTCAATTACATCTGACTTGTTAAACTTTATTTCGCCATCTACTAATGCGTCAGACATTTCACCCTTCTTATACACCAACTGGTGTATTCTCTCATCAATTGTATCTTTACAAAGAAGTGTGTATATTGTGATATTATTTTTCTGACCTATTCTGTGACATCTATCTTCCGCCTGGTCTTTAAGTGCACGATTCCACGGCTCATCCATGAATATCTCAACTGTACCTGCCGTCATAGTTAATCCTGTGCCCATAGCGCCTACAGTACCGATAAGTATATTGCAGTTATTACTTGTCTGGAAAAGGTCTACTATCTGCTGTCTATCCTCATCCTTGGTCTCACCTGTTATAACTGATATTCCATAGCCTTTTGAATAAAGTCTATCATATACTACATCAGTCATCTGTGTCCAATTACTGAATATAACAACTTTTTTACCATTCGCTCTAGCCTCTTCTACAAGTTCTTCCATGCGGTCAAGTTTTGCCGACTCTTTAATCATGCTTGAAAGAATTCCTGTATACCCAGTTGCCTGCCTCATTCTTATAAGTGCTGATAAGGGATTTACAGCCGCCTTAACCTGGTCAATGTTAGCTTTAATGTCCATTGTAACCTCTTTATACACCTGTGCCTGCTTAGGTGTCATCTCGACATACTCCTCTACATATGTCTTTTCAGGAAGGTCAAGAACGTCTTCTTTTTTACGTCTAAGCATTATCTTATCTAACTTATTCTGCAAGTCATCAAGATTCTGATAACCTATTATCTCATAGCCATTAAATCCACCCATCTTACAGTAGTAATTTCTAAACTGATAGAATGAATGATTTTCATACCCAAGCCACTTAAGAATTATGTAAAGGTCAAGCGGGTTGTTCATTAAAGGTGTACCTGTCATTGCTATCATAGTCTCAGCATATATTTTAAGGATACCTTTACCCTGCTGAGACGTAGGGTTTTTAGCCTTATGGCATTCATCAAAAGCGATTACACCTATGTGTCTTTCATTACAAAGATTCTGAAGTTCTTTAGCAATCTCGTCATCTCTGAAGGATTCTACATTTGTGATAATGAAGTATGCACTATTATTTTTAAGGTTCTTGACATCTTCTAACTTATCTTTATTGCTGCCAATCTTTATCTTCCCATCTTTCATGGTTTTCTGACCAAGAATGTAAGCATCTTCATTAGAATGCGTTCTAACCTCATTCACCCAGTTCCATTTAAGGCCATTTACACCACAAACGATTAAACAATGCTTATAACCCCTCTGATATTTCTTTGCTATTGCAATATCAATAGTTTGCTTAGTGTTATGTGTTACAACAAAATGGTCAATTACGTAAAGACTGTCTAAGTTATCAACCGTGATACATTTTGCATCAGCGTTTTCAATACGCTCTATTGATACAATATTTCTTCTCGGTTTAAATGCTCTATGCTTCAGCATATTGTTCTTTCTTGCAAGCGTACAGCATTCTTGAGGGTTATCTAACCTAATAGTAAGGGTATAAGCCATACCCGTAATTTTGTTATTGTACCCACAAGGTTTTTCCGAATAACTTACTAATCCACCTAAACTTTCCACTAAAAATCTAACATCATCACAAAGCTGTTTTGATACTGAAGTAAACTGAAGTAAGTTATCGCCTGTAGCGTATCCGTCGGTATCAATAAGTCCACGTAAAACATTTAATCTCACATCCACTGAATTATACTTATACACATCAGGTATAAACTTTGTGTGTGAATTAGTCCCCAATAAACCCAACTTTTTAAGATTTTGCTTCACTAAATTACATTTATCAGAACTTATAATGTTAAACTCAGTATCTTTCATACTTGCACTGCTATTTAAATAATAGCCAGTAGGAAGTTTAGAATTAACTGCGTCTACAATCTCTTGGCCATATGATGTTAGCGATACTCCTCCAGTTATGCACCCATCTCCAAGTAATACACCAATCACATACGGGTCTATCGGAATATTCTGATAGTCAAACTGTATTGGCTCACATCTATCTATCCAATATTTGTAAGATTTAGAACCTGTGCTAAAAAGATTATCTTTTCTTACTCTTCCAAACTGGTCTTTTTTAGTAAACCATTCAGTATCAACTACCTTTTTACCATGTTGGTCGTTTATTTCCCATAAGTGGTCTTTACAACATTCAATGCTAACACCATCTGAAAACGTGATTCTATACATATCTACATTTGAATGATTGTACACCGCAGTAACTTTCGTAGGTCTACCGTCTTTACCGAACACATAATCACCGACTTGAATATCTTTCATTAATTTATAACCACTCGGCGTGTATACTTTAGTATTCAATGCAAGTGCTTTTCCAAGCCCCTGTTCGTCAGCAAGTAACCAACGGTCATGTGTAAGACCATATTCAAAACCTTCAACCTGGTGTGCAAAAGGCTTTGTCTTATATTCAAACTCTGTAGGAAGTTCATAGTTGATATTCATCAATCTTATTAACTCACTAGCATCAGCCTGAATGTCTATGGGGTATTTGTTAAATTTAGATATAACTTCTTCAAGTGTGCTTGTAGGAAGTTCCCACTCTTTATTGTCATTATTCCAGTACTTTATGGGAAATGACTTAATCGCATCTACTAAAGCCTTATCATACTTAAATGATACAAAAAGGCTTGTAGCATCCGCACACTTTTCAGATTTTCTAATGTCGATTTTAATCATAATCAATCTCCTTTTAGTCAGTTTTCAAGGGTTTTAAGTTGTCCTTACGTAAACATAGTATCATATGTTTAGACCATTGTCAATAGTTGTATATAATATTTTTTTTTTGAAATAATTAAACCACCAGTGGGCATGTCTTTTACTGATGGCTTAATCATAAGATATAGATAGTAGTATATTAAATTGAAGGTAATTAAACTATATCACCATTACATATATTTTTCAAGTACTTCATATGTCTTTGGCCCAACTTTTCCGTCAACAACTAATTTAAAATCTGACTGTAGTTTACGAACCGCCAAATCTGTCTGCTTCCCAAATTGACCATCCGCACCCCACTTACCTAAATCACACCCAAGTTTTATAAGGATAGTCTGTAACTCTTTTACATCATCCCCAGTCATACCTTTTTTAAGTACTCGTCTTTTAGGTTTGTCCTGACTTATTTGGTCATACTTAGTTAGTTTGTATTGCTGTATTATCTCTTTTACAGTATTAACCTCTGTAGATGATGTCATGTAACCAACTTCTTTTATCTGCTCCATTTGAGTTGTATACGGAACATCCGCTTTTACCCTTTTATAAACATCCGAATTCAAAAGTTCGTAGTAATTAAAGACGCATTGTTGCATGTCACGAAAACTTCTGAAATTATCACGTATAGCCGTATGCGTTCCAATAGTATACTCCTCAGATGTTTGTGCATTAAAAAAAGTACCGTCCCAATATTTTAATGCAGTTTTACCTGAGCCAACTTTATGACCTAAATAAGCATTATGTTCAGCCATAACTTTTGAAGTTCCATAAGCCGATTCTACACAAGCCATAGCAATACAAATACTAGGATATACTTTGCCCAACTCTTTATAGGCTTTTTGTGCTATAGGTGCTATATCTGCTATGAACTTCTTACATTGTGCCTCTGGTACTCTCTTTCTTGCCATACCTAACCCTCTTATACATACTTTTCAAGCATAGCCCAGGTCTTTACTCCCACTATGCCGTCAACGACTAAGCCACGCTCATCTTGAAACTTCTTGACTGCCTCGCTCGTTTTTTCTCCAAAATGCGAATCAGCACCCCATTTACCTAAGTCATAGTTCAGATTCAATAGTATCCTTTGCATATATAACACATCACTGCCTGACATGCCTTTTTTAAGCGTCCTACGCTTCTTGATGTGTAAAGGTACACCATCATCTAATACCATAACTGTGTGCGTGTTAGGCGCACCTACAAGGATATCACCACGCTTTAGATTTGACTCAGTATTAATGTCTGTAGTTATAACGTCAAACATCCCTGTCTTCTCAAACTGCTTGACCATATTTGCGGTTACTGGTGCATTACCATTGTTGTAAGGTGGAAATATTCCAGCACACTCAGCACACACCGTCATGAATGAGCTACAATCACATTCACAAGGTATAGTAAGTTTGGTATAATCATAATTAAGTTTTGCCAGCTCACTGTGAAGTGTATTTCTTTGATTTTGGTCATACCCAACACACGGATTATTACAAATACTCTCGCATGTCTTTGCCATAATCTCTGCTTTTTCTGAATCCTTACATCTGAGTAAATACTTCCAGGGTTTAGAATAAAAATTCCTTATGCAAACTTCTTTTCCTGTTTGGTCGCCAGCTTTAGCTTTACCATCTCTGCCATTATTACCATTTTCTGATATACTTGCATGACCGATTCTCATTAGTTATCTCCTTTTACCTGTTATCGCATGCACTAATATTACGATAAAAGTTGGAAGTGCGATTAATAACGCTGTTGCTATTATGAGTACCGCTATTACATCAATTATCTCCATCTTCAGTCACTTCCCCATTTGAGATAACTATAGTATGCTCAGCGGCTTTCCCATCTATCCAAGCCTCGCAAAACGCATATATACTACTTGACACCACAAGCAAAATTCCACCTGCAAGTGCAAGTTTGTCATTACCCTGAACAAGTCCACTAATACCTGTTCCTAATGATGCCAGTGCAGCTGCGACACAAAGCCAAAATTTTCTACTCGTAAGTTTTTCTCTCATGATTATTCCTCCTTAAGTTTAATGATATAGTTACGACGATAACCCCACTCACTGTACCCACTTATATCATCAATAAGTGAGTCAAGTATATGAGAGGGAATTTTATCAATAGTGTTATGATTATTTCTACCAAACTCATACTCACTGTTGACAATAGTTATTGTCCCCCATTCGCTATACTCTTTTGCATCATTTTTACATGCTAACACAAAATCCTTAACAGTAACATTATCTAGATTGATGCCTTTAATAGCATATACAAGTTGGGATTCAGATAAAAGTTTACCTTCTTCTACATACGGGTTCATACATCGTCCTTTTTCACTAGTTTGAATAATTTTATCACACAACAGAGAAGTATTTCTCCACCGAATACAGAATACCATCCTGTTGTAAGTTCCTCTGGCACTGTAATGCCAAAACAAGATAATACAAGTACCACTATAGTATATATTATAATCATTGACAGACTAAATACAACATATCTCGTCAAAGACCTTGTAACACTTCTTCTTATTGGTTTTCTTTGTTCCAT